GTTAATTCATAGTATGCAGCAGCATAAAAAGTTTCCTGAACAAAGTAGTTTTCCAACCACTTTTCAGGTTTGATTTTTTCAGATGTCTTAAAGTCTATGACTGCTAATTCACCCTCATACTCCGCTATGCAATCGACTCTACCTGCAAGACCAAGGTATTCAGAATAAAGGGTTCTTTCTATAGCGTGTATGTTATTTATCTTATCAAGATATGGTTTAGCATGATGGAACATGAACTTGGTGGCAGGTCTAAACTGCTCCCAATCAATTTCATTATTCCGCATGTAAACTTCTACTGCTTCATGGAAATCAGTTCCACGAGTAGTTGCTTTCTTTGTGATACGATTAGCCTCTTCAATACCAACTCGCTTCCGCCAGTCAACAAAGACTTGTCTATTATAAAAGGAAGTCACAGATGTAATGGAAGGAACCCATTGACCATCAGGAAGATTATATAATCTTATACCATTAGTTTCTTTCTTTTTTAATTCAAGATCACCTAGATAATTACAATGATCAAAAGTCATAAATTCATTTCCAATTTAGCAAGTAGATATTCTTTTACTAATCCAGATCGAACAATGTCTTCGATACCAAATTCAATAATATCAACTGATGGCATAATGCGAAGGATCTTCATAAAATCACTGACACCATTTCTTTCATTGGTTTTGATAAGATCTGATTGAGTGGCATCACCACAGAACATAATCTTTCCATTATCACCTATCCTTGTCATTATACTATCAAGTTCATGATAATTCAAGTTTTGAAATTCATCCACTATCACAATAGCATTATCTAAAGTTGTACCACGAATGAATGATGTGCTCCAGAATGAAATAGTCCCTTGAGTTTTAAGATTACCATAGAGCATTTCAAAATCTGATTCTGAAGGCATTTCAAACATAAACTTTACCATATTCTTATAAGGAATTTGATAAAGCGATGACTTATCCTCATGATCACCTGGTAGGAATCCAATCTCTCTTGTTGCTACAAGAGATCTAACAATATAAATCTTTTCATAAGGAGTCTTTGGATCAAAAACATCCTTCAGTGCATTGTAAAGTGTAATAAATGTTTTACCTGTACCTGCTGCACCATAGGCAACAAGGTTTTGATTATTAGAATAACAACGAAATAGTTCTTCTTGATTTGTTGTGAGGGGTTCAATCTTCCTCATCAAATCTAAATTAATTGGTTTTTTTCTTTTCATTTTTCTATTACTCATTCCATATGGAACGGCACTTTTACTGCGTGATTTTGCTGTCATTAGAATTGATAGTCTCTGTTTTTACGAACGGTGGCACCTGGTTGTTTGGATGCTCTATCAAGAACTTCATTCCAACCACTGGAGTTCGCTTCTCCAGTCCATCTAAACATCTCTTGAGAACTAGCACATCCTGCTTGCCAGTCTTTATCCCAGTCAGGATTATCCTTTCTCCACTGATCGTATTGTTTCATAGTCATAGAGAGTTCTTTCTTCTCTTTAGACTCTTTATGTATAACAGGGTATGTTGGCATATCAATATAAAGTTATGTGAAAGTATTTAGACCCATTCAAGGGCTTCAGCAACAGTAGGAAACTGTTGATTAAAAATAGAACGAACTCCTTCTGCAACATCCATGTGTTCTTTTTGAGTTCCATGTGCAGAACGTAATTCAATGTAATGCACCCATGACCTTACACTACCAGTCATATACAAACGTGTGGGTGTAGCAAGTGGAAGAACAAATCTCGCACATTCTTTTGCTATTCCTGCCTCTAACATCTCTTTATATAATTTCATTCCATCTACAAAATGCCTTTGCATTTTTAATTCAAAATCTTGTTTGACGAACTGATCTACATCATCAATACTGTTCTGCCTGTTCTTTGTATCCTGACGACGTAGTTCTGGTAGAGGTATCACATCACCTAACATACTACTATCAGCATACCTTTGAGAGAACTCTTGGTATGTGAATGATCTATGTCTTAGTATCTGTGCTGCAAGTCCTCTGGTAGTATTGATCTCTACCGTCATGAATGCTTGCTCAAAGACGCTCCAGTGACCGTGCTTGATGCAATACTTAAGAAGACCAGCAAACTTATCATTGTCTTGATTACTGGGGTTACTGACACGAGCAACATATGCCATGTGCTGTTCAGCATCAGGTGTAGCACTTACTAATTTAACACTCATTTTAAATCCTCATAACCGAAATAATCTTTTAATGCCTCTAACATAATTTCTTTCAATTCTGCTCTTTCTTTATCAGAAAAAATAGTTAAAGGTGTTGGGTTGAATGGTGGGTAGATAGGATTACCATTAGCATCACGAGGATATACATTATCAGTACATCCCTTCGTTGCAGGACCACTTAAACCTTGGGTATCAATCTTATCCATTAGTCTGCGTATCCATCATCGTCATCATAGAGTTCATCATAATCTGCTAGTGGTGGTTTAAATGCAGGTGAATTTTTATAAGCATTAACATCCGAATAAACTTCAGATTCAAGTTCTTCTACAATCTCTTTAAGAGCCATGACTAAAACTTTTAGTTTTGCTTTATTCATATGATTACTTTTCATCTAATTATAATATAAAAAAAGAGGGGTGTAAACCCCTCCTTAATTTAACTGCAAGGAATTGCCTTGCTCTTAACCTTGATACCACGATACATTAAATCATGGTTTCTACGCTGATCTGCTTCAGCGAGTACTCTTTTGTTGTACTCTTCAGAGTCGTATTCGACTCCACGGTAAGTGACTTTTGCCATTGGCTTTCTCCAAAGTAGTAGGGGTTTTAATCCGTTCCTTTAGTCGGCATTTGCGTCCTCAAAGCATCCTTCCTCGGCACTCATCTTAATCTGCTGAACTAATTCAGCACGACTCTCATTAGAAGGTATCCGAGAAATAATATCCTCGGCACTTTCACATGATAAGATGGTAGCGATTAAGAATTCCATGAGAATGAACGATCCGTTCCGTGTCGGCTTACTTGCGTCCTGAATGTATCAGGATGAACGATTGTGTTAATATTAACACATGTATATTATATAGTCAAGTAAAGTTATTTGAAGTACTTCTGAATAACCTCTATTTGATCATGGTAACGTGCGATTTTATCTAACTCAACTCCTATTGCTTCAGTGATATCAGAATGCTCTCCAATACCTGCAGGGTTTGTTAGATAAACCTCAACGTTTGCTCTATGCTTGGCAATTTCACCAGTAGCATGTGCGGTGATTGCTTTAATTAGCGAATCTCTCATGTATACCTCTTGCATGATTGTTGTGCTCACGTAATTTATTATACCATATCATGTCTTTTAATGTCACGTCTCTATTTAACTTAATTTTACATGCGATCTCAACGCATTTTAATCTTTGATCTTTACTCAACATTTAACTCATTACCATGTCTATCAACTAGACCAAGTTTTTTTATCTGTGCAAAGTTAGACTTCTGATTTTTCTTAATCTTCTTATATTCTTTAAGTAACTTATCAACTTCGTTCTGCGATACTTTTACATTTAATTCAGTGCCTTCATCTTGAGGGACAGATCCACCAAAACCTTTTACATCTTTCTTACTTTCTTTTTCTTCAAGGTAATCATTAATTCCATTCTGAATCTCACCTTCTATGATGTCATTTATCTGTGCTCTGATCTGCTCATCATTCATGGTCTTTTCCTTTTTCTGGTTGCTTTCTTATCAGGTTGCTTATAACCCCAAAGGTTTGGTTTAATTGTACCCATACCATGATCAAATCTTTTTACAACGTTTGGACCATAACGATCATAATACATGTCAAATAAATCTGTTCTCTTTGAACAACGTGTTAAATCAAGATGTTCTACACCATCTATATTATACCAAACTAGATGTGCATCTGTTGGAAAATTTGTATCTTGTGCTTTAACAAGAGTAGTCTTCTCCAACAAGATTTCACAAGAGTAATCAGATGGTTTAAATTTTTCTTCTACCTTTACTTCTTCTTCTGCTACTTTCTTTTCTGTTTTAGTCGTCATGACCTACCACCCCATTGAATGTCTGGATATGCTTCTTTAACCTGATCATATGTTATCTTATATTTTTCTGTCAATCTTTTATCCTTAACCAAACAAATTATCGCTGCTTCTTCTGGATGCAATCCCTCAAGCATCTGAATAAACATAGTCTCTCTACGAAGAGAACTTAAACTACTATTACCACCCTTTACAAAATGAAAAAGTTGTCTCCACTCTCTACGTAAAGATGTATGATCTGTTCCTACAGGGACTTCATTCTCCTTGTAAGGAACTTGACCTGCGGGAATAGCAGACTCAACTGTCTCATCAAAATTCCATATAAGAACAGCAGTTACAGCATCATCTCTATACTCTTTAAGTATTTCAACTTTCTTTGCCTTTGATCTTTGTTTAGATACAAGTTCAAAGATCTCATGTATGAAAGGATTTGGTGGTAACTTAACCTTCTTAGTCGTCGTCTTCGTCTTCGTGGGTGTCATGATTGTTTTCAATTCGTAGAGCTAAAATTTCATCGGGAAGTATATTCCCATTTGCGTCAAACATCTCTGGGTGAGAGTAGACCATTTGAGGAGTAGTTTCATATGAATGTTGTCTTGCCATCCATCCTATCATACCTCCTATCAATAATGCAACAATAGACACGAGAGTCATCAAAGTCAAGGTAACAATTATCATATTGTTAAAAAGTGTTTCGATTGACATGGCACTCCTCCAAGAGTTATTTTTTTCTGATGTCCAAATAAAAATTAAAGTGAAAGATAATCTCTCTATTCCATAAAGCAATTAACTTTCCAAATTTTATTTGAAATGTTTTTGGTTTTTCTGGTTTCCTCCTCCTGTTTCTTAGTAATAATTCAACCCCTCTATTGATTTCGGTTGATTTATTTTTATTTAGAAACTTTTTTTCGTCTTCCTGGTCTTCTGTCACGACTGTACCTCCATGCATCCTCAAGGATGCCATACAAATAAGTTTTTATTTTTCTTGCTTGGGGTTTAGGTATGTGACCATATGCCTCACGCAATTGTTTATGAGTATTATCATTTCCACCTTTGATATATGCCTCCATGTCTAAAACCAAATCACTCAATTCAATTGCAGTAGAACTTTCAATAAAAGCATCTACTTCATATTTTTTTGTCTTACGATACTTTAGAAAGTCATAGAATTTAAGAGTCATCTTACCCTCAAATGCATAATCTATGGCATGTTCAATCATATCATAAACGTTTTCAAAGTCGTCTTCTGGTTTCATTATACTAACTGATTCTCCTGTAAATACTTAACGGTTTCTGTACACCCACCAAGTTTGGTTCCGTTAAGTGTGACTTGAGGGAATGTAGACCCTTCACCAAACTCTCCATAAAAACTTTTTCTATCGAAATCTTTATTTAATTTATAAGTCACATAATTTAGACCTGCTAAATTCAAGACCTCTTGCACCTTAGTACAATAAGGACAACCATCTTTTGAGAAAACTGTAAAGTTGTTTGTTGACATAACTTTTTCTTCGGGTTCCAAGTTTCCGTGCATGTTAGTTTATAAAAATTAAAAATTTACTTATTATATATTTTCACGTTCTCTCACATCATACTCTATCACAATTTTCTTACTTGTTCTACCTTGACTGTTAGAGGTAACAAGTCTTTGCATCTTTCCACCAAGACATGCTGCAATCTGTAAACACTCTGAGATGAGTTCACCCTCATCCATTTTTATAAATTTATCTTCTTCTGTTGTCATTGTATTCTCCAATAAAAAAGAGACCCCGAAAGGGGTCTCTTGACTATAACATAAGTGTTTGGTTTTATCAACCAACAGATGGAGCAACGAGTGCAACTTCACTAGTTTCTGCAGAAGCAAGGTCTAGTGGGAAGTTATGAGCATTACGCTCGTGCATTACTTCCATACCAAGGTTTGCTCTGTTAAGCACGTCACCCCATGTAGGAACAACCTTACCAGATGTGTCTACGACTGACTGGTTGAAGTTGAAACCGTTAAGGTTGAATGCCATTGTGCAGATACCCATTGAGGTTAACCATACACAGATAACAGGCCATGATGCAAGGAAGAAGTGAAGACTTCTTGAGTTGTTGAAT